AATAACTAATTCAGATTCACTTTATACTGCTTTCACAGTTTATTTATGACCATAGGCGGCCAATATTTTTATTCAAAGAACTATTCGTTTCCGATTGTTTTACAAATATACAAAAATATTTTCGAAAAAAAAATTATTTATAAAAATTTTTAAATTTTTTTTTTAAATTCTTACTAAATGGTTCGCAGCATAGGTTGTAAGGGCACCTAACTGCTTGTACCTCACTTTATAACCCATACCCTCCACTAAACCAACCGCTTGTCTTAAAACGGAATTTGATTTATATTTTGGGTCAGGATTTAAGTCAATATCAATCCATTGTGGTTTAGGTAAACCATTTTCTTTCAACCATTCCTTCATAGCTTTTTGCATATCTTTGTAATCTTTATCAAGTTGTCGCTTCATTTTAATTTTCATGAAAAATGTAATGACTTTAATTCGTGCGAGTTGAGTCATCAAATTAACAAACTTTGGCACGTTTGGATCTTGCCAAAGAATGTATACGATAGCAGCGATTGCTGCCATTGAAATGTAATATGTATTCATAGTTTATATGGGCGATACTGGAATCGAACCAGTGACTTACCACTTGTAAGGAGGCCACTCTACCGCTGAGTTAATCGCCCTGGCGTCTCGGGCTGGGATCGAACCAGCGACCAACTGCTTAGAAGGCAGATGCTCTATCCGCTGAGCTACCGAGACATGTATGTATTATATCACTGCTTTGGGCAGTTGTCAAGCCAAGGAGCGCAGAGTCTCATGGGTGGTGCGAGTGCTTTGCACTGGTCACTGTAGCATAATGTTTCGTCATTTGCTTCTTCTATATAGCGAGGTTTTGATACCTCTGCTTTTGATAATCCAGATTGTCTCCAGTAGTCATCTACTGCTCTGTCTACGTCTCTCGTTATTCTTCTGTTTAGTTTTTCAGGATCTTTAAGTATAAACTCATTAAGCATAGTTTGTGGGAAATATTTTCTTTGAATCTCGTCCAGTAAATCCCATAATCCATTTTCAGATACTCCTGTGCATTGTGAGAGTGCTGCAATAATAGATGATAATATTACTGCAAGTATAGCGTATTGTTTTATATCTGGTTTTTTCTTTCCGAAGTTGAACATAGGGGAGTTCTGCAGCACTCCCCCGTATTTATTCAGTTGTCAAACTTCTACCGTAATCAGTTTGTTGGCATACTCATAGGCATAATCTGTACGGGCACCATGAATACCCCAACCAATCCAACTGTACGCATAGTTCATATAGCGAGAGATTGATTTACCAGGAGTTTTCATCTTCTCCTCAATCTCTTTCCACTGAACTTCATTAGTTAGATAACGAAGTTGCGTCTCAAGTGATGATGGCGAACCACCATACTTCTTAGCAAAATCACCCAGTCCATAATACCTGTTGGCAGATGTCCATTGGATCAGACCATAACCGCCGTAGCAATTATGATAACTGGTCCTACCACCACCTTCGCAGATATTAGGCACGAACATAGATTCCTGCTTAATATTGCCCATGATGGTAGCAAGGGCGTTTCTGTCTTTAATTCCTTGTTGTTGAAAATATTCAACAGCAAGTTGTTCATGTTCTGAACACCCTTTACAAATTAGCCTTTTCTCTTTTGGCTTTTCAGGAGCAACCTCTTTGGTCGCTGTCGTATCAAACTCCTTAATAACTGAGAAGGGCACGGGAGGTGCCTTCAGGGGAGGAAATACAGGCATCGTTGCCACGTTGGTTGTAACCGATGCCAGTAGGGGCAGGGCTACAGTAAAGAATTGTTGCATTTAAAATAATAGAACTCTACATCCGAATAGAAGGGGGGTACACCCAACCTCTCGGTGGGCACCTTCCTCGGCTCTAATTGTCACATCACTTTCTCATAATGCGAAACCTGCCCCTCTCGGTAGCAGGTCGTAACATAATATCACGTATTTATCAAGTTGTCAAGTTTGATAAATAGAGATGGTCATCTTATATGCCAAAAGAACAATGAAAAGATTACTTTTAATCTCTTCGTTATTCTTTATCACTCCTGTAGGTGCTGCTGAAATTACATCGAAAATCACTGATTCTGTTCAATTAGGTGTACAGGGCGCTGCGGTCCAATCGACAAGAATTGGAGCATCATACTCAGTTTCAGGAACCAACATTCAATCATCTGCATTTGGCGGTGTTGCTGGTGCTGGAACATACTCAATCAATACAGCAGGTCAAGCATTTAGCTTCTCAGAAAGTTTCAATGCTGCTGATACTCCTGTAACCACACAAACAGTTACCAACCAGGGAACAATCACATCACCAAATCTCTATGGAGATAGCGTAACTCAAGTTGGTGGTGAGAAAGGAACTCTCGCTGGCACACTATCTCCTACTGGTGTACCTACTGTTACTGCTGGTGGTGCAGGCACTACTGCTACAGCACAACGTAGTATTGAATTGAGCGTATTCAAATGAGAAGAATCCTAGCAGGGTTGTTCCTGCTAGGGTTTCATCATGCTGCCCTAGCGGAATCTGTTGTGCCTAATTTTACCAGAGGCACTATCACGGCAACAACCGAATCAACTACAAAAATTATCGAATCAATACGTCAAGTTGAATATACAACTGGCACATCATACACTGTGACTGGAACTAATATTAACATTCCTGGCACTCCTCAACAGGGAGCAAACTACAGTATTATGACTCAAGGTGCTCCATTCCAGTTCAGTGAAACTTATCTCGGACCTGGAGTGGCAAAAGAAACATGGATCGATCGCACCACAGAAACTCAATCTACCACAAACTCGGTATCTGTATTTACGCAGTAGGACTTTATGTATCGCCAGTGCTGGCTCAAACAGCTCCTAGTAATACTAATATCGCTGGTCCTTCTGCTTCTGCTACTGGAAACGTTACAAACCAAGCGGTCCAAGTCCTACAGGGTCCATTCGCCGTCAATACGTATGGTGCTGGAGTTAGTTGCCAAGGACCGACGATGAGTTTTTCTCCGTTTGTCTTGGCAACAGGCAACGGCAATGACGACCCAGAGACATTCAAATCTTACAGCGGTAATGCTGGTGTAAGTTTAGGATTTAATTTTCCTCTCGATGGATCGTTGCAAGAGATTTGTAAGACCAGAGCAAAAGTTGAGATTGCCAGACAACAAGCCGAAGCAGATAAAGCACGACTTGATTTTGAATTAGTTAGATTATTAAAGTGTGGAGAAGCAATCAAAGGTGGAGTTACTTTCCATCCTGATAGTCCATACTATAAAATTTGTGCTGATGTAGTTGTTAGATATCCGAAGGTTGAGGCAGTAGTCAATGCCAATAGACCAAATTAATTCTAATTCAATACCGACAATCGGAAATAATCCGATTAACGTATCAAATATAGGCATCAACGGACCAAGCGTTATACCAACCATCAATCCACCAATCACCAAAAGCGTGGAGGTGCCAGTGGTGCGTGGTCTTGCGCTGCCTGTATTTGAAGCACCAGACCCATCAATCAAGTATCCTGTGATTAATGTGCCAACACAGGAAGAGTTTGATGCTGCTGTAAAAGCAGAGCGTGATAAGCAAGCAGCAGAAGAGCAGCAGAAAAATAGGGGTCTTCCCGATACTACCCCCCCTCCTCAACTGCCTCAGGTCGCTCAAACCCCCCCGTCTCAAGCGCCAGTAATCAAAGCAGAGATACCAGCAGAAAATCCAAGCATTCAGATTGCTGGGATGAATATCGACCTCCCAGACCCCTCTGTGGTCGCCACAGCGGGTGCTGTAGCAGTTGTGACTACTGCCACTACGATGGTCTCTGGCATCGCCTTAAACATGGTAAAGAATGCCGCTGAGCCACTCATCCGTGAAGCAGTGAAGAATAAGTTTAAAATTAAACTCAAGCAAGTCAAACCCGTGCTTCACTATGTCATGACAGACACAGGGCACGTTGACATCTTTGAGTATTCTTCTGAAGGCACGAAACTAATCGACACTACAGACAACGTAGAGAATTATATTAGAGCACAGGTAGAGACCAATGCTTTCTACGAAACAGAAAACAAAATTATTATTGACGATGTAGTGGGAGAGACATTTACAAAGGAAGGTCAGAAAAGATTCAAGCCTCTGTTTGCTCCTGCGAAGAAGATTGCGAAGAAGTTATCTGCTCGTCTTTCTTTTTAATAGCAGCTTCTGTAAGCAGCGAAGAGAATGCTGCCCACAGAATATTATTGTAAATCTGTCTGGAGGATTCCAACTCAACTTCACCTTGAGTTATAATTCCGACAGAATCTACTGCTGTTAACATTCCAGCAGACCATATCACTGCAACAATTCTAACTACCAGTAGAGTTAGCTTTACGTTTTGCAGCAAGTTGATCGAAATCTTTTTTCTTAGTCCCACCATCATACTCCCATGCGTAACCTTCATTTACCATTTGATTATTAATTGATGTTGCTTCTCCATTGATATACAGATGACCGATGATACGACCATACTTCTCTGTGCTATCAGGCAACTCTGTCTTGATGATAATATCTTTAGCAAATTTCAATCTTTCTTTGAGCCACTCTTTGACTTCCAACCCCAATGCTTTCTCCTTTGCATCAGTTGTGCGGCTCTCTGGGGTATCGATACCAGCAAGACGAATTCGCTTAGTAAGGGAGATATCAAAACCCAAGTCAATATCAGCATCAATAGTGTCGCCATCTACCACCTTATGCACTGAGCGTATTCTATAGATATAGGGATCTTTGTCAGCCATCTGTTAGAAAAGTTTAAACTTCTCTGTATTTAGTTTGGGTATGGGTAGTTTATCAAATGCTTTGGTTACTTGCTTCTCTACCACAGCACCTACAAACTCCTCTGGATTTTCCAGAATCTTTTGAGCTTTCTGATATGTTACATAAGCACCATAGCATAAAGCAGCACTGATGCTTAAACTAATAACTGATAATGTTAATGATAGGTATTTCATTCTTCTACTCCTATAGCAATAATAGCATCTACATATACACCCGTCTTATCTGATTTTATTACAGCATCTTCTGCCGATTCAAATCTCATTGCTTGACTTTTATCACCAGTCCACTTAGGAGAGTCATTAAAATTATCTTGGAAGTAAATATATTCACCACCAAATACTTCTCTTGCAGCAATGTATTTCATTCGTTCCACCATCCTTCTTCTTTATGTATCCAAACTTTTAAATCTTTAACGTATTTTCTAAGCATCTGCGCCTGCTCTTCATGCCAATAGTCACCCGTCTTCATATAGAGACGGGTATGGTTATCTATGGCTTTGAGTATCTGATGGATGGGAGCATTCCAACATTCCCGATCAGGCGTGTTCCATTCTCTTGGCACGGGATTACGAGCGAGTGTATTTCATTGTAGCGAAGATAATCAATTTGACAACTGGCAGGACCAATTTCAACATAACCAACAATCATAAAAGCAATCATATCAATCATTTTTTCTTGCCGCCGTTCTTCGCTTTTTTAGCGGTAGCATTTCCTTGATTCTGCTTTGGTTTTTTAGCAGAATTATTGCTGCCCTTGTTCTTTGACTTAGACATTATACTCCACCAGTACGAGGTTGAACTTGACCTTCTAATACTTCAACTCTTTCTTCAAGAGATGCTGTTGCTGCTTCAGGAGCAGGTGGTTCTGGGGGAGCTTCTACAACTTCTTCTCTGCGTGGCTCTTCTTTCTTCTCGTCATCCTCACCACCTTTCTTCATCGTGTTAATACCAAATGTGGCAGCAGATGCTGTGAAGACAGTAGCAATAAAGGTAGGATCCATCTTGGATAGCATACCTGCATAGCTAGCGGTTAGGAGAGCAGCAGACCAACTCAAAATCGAAATACGAATAATCTGTCCCATGCATTTTTCTTTCTTGTTTTCCATTGGTCTACGTGGGTTGATGACCTTTCTTATTTAGGTTTATTAAAATCTGAACTTAACTTTTCCTGCAATAGAATTAGTTGTTACACCATCAGATACCCCATGAGATCCTTCAACAAATAAAAATTCATTATAATCAACAGAGGCACTTGCACCATATGAATTGTCAGTGCCATATGCACCTTCAACACTTACACCAAATAGATTTTTTTTCTTACCACCGAAACGTGTCTCTATTTTAAGACCAGCTTCGCCAACGTGAGTTGTTTGATTGACTTCTTCAACTGATCGTGCTGATCTGATATCACCAGTTTCAACATACGCATCTCTCTGGACATTTTTTACAGTGTGTCCTACAAATGGTTTCAACCACTTGGTAGCATGAAGATATAATCTATTCGACACCCACCACTCTTGACCTTGTGTTTCACCAGCATTATCAAATACACCTTCAACTGTTCTATTGTAGTTGTATTTGTTTTTTGCAATAGCAGCATTAGTATTAAGTGTCAAAGTATTTCCATGAAAAGTATTGAAGATACCGACGTGATCTTTCTTCTGACGTGACCTTGAATCTACACCATCGAGGTTTATGTTGACTTGATTATACTGGGCTCCAACAGTCCATCCTTTTGATAGATCTAATTCAAATCCACCTCCAAATATCTTAGCATCTGCAGTATATCCATCAGCATTATACGATTGAACAAATCTATTGTTATCAAATACTCTAAACTTCTCTTTGGTTTGTGATGGTTCGTGATTGAGAAGACCACCGACACCATCACTTACTTTATCCATTACTTCTAGTTGATCAATACGACCGAAGTAATCTCGGGAAGCATAATATTCTGCATATGAAGTGCTGGTCTCATAGGTAATGACAGAAGGATCTGTTGTGACTACGGTAGGAGCACCGTTGGTATAGACCTTTGTATATACAGCAGTTGTAGTTACAGTTCTAACTGTTGGTGTGGTAACTCCTGTAGTTAAATGATGATTGACTTTTTGTTGGGCACCGTTTTCAGTTGCATTGAAACGATGGGTTTGAGTTACCGTAGGAGCAGCACCAGAAGGAGCATATGCAGTTCTTTGAACATCGTATGTTCTGGTCTTGACCCAATCAGGAACAGTTGCTTGTGTAACAACAGATGTACCAGAACCTGCATCTGCGGTTGATGTTGTTGTGGTTGGTGTACCGTTAGTTGTTACTGTGCTTCCATCACTATAAGTATCAACTGTCGTTGGAGTTGTTGTAGTTGTAGTAGTGACAGTAGGAATAGTAATAACTTCGGTATCTGTATAGTGAGTTTCAGTTTGATTGCCGTTTGCATCAACACCCATCACATGACGATGAGGATTATTAGTTACTGTTCTAGTTCCATTACTAGTTGATGTAGTAACAATATCAGATCCAGCAGCAGAAGATACTACTGTTGGTGTTGATGGAGTTGATGGTGTTACTGGTTGTCCTGTTGAATCATTGACACCATCTCCATCAGCATCACCAGATAGAAGACCAGCAGATAGAGTTACGGTTCCTGTACGAATAACTTGTGAAGATGGATCCCAGTCCATCGTTGGTTGTGCAATAGGATTGTAAGTAAACTGATAATCACCAGCACCTAAGTTATTGAAGGTAACCCCCTGCCAAGTAAAACTTTGAGTTGAACCATAAAGAGCAGAAGGATCTCCATATGGAATTAGATTTACGCCGTCAGACATAAAGTAGTTTGTACCAGGAATCAATCCTGTTGGTTCTGTATTCTGTAGGAGAGTCCAGTTGACTGTGGTAGGTGCAAATGTATTTCCGTTGACACCTTGAAGAGTCATTGAACCTTCAGTAAAGGTGGTTCCAGCGTGCCAAGAACCATACCAGAAAGTTACTGAACCTGCACCATCACCAACATATCCTAACGAGTTGGTGTGTGCTAATGCTGCTGTTGGCACTCCAAGAAGAAGCGCAGACGCTGCAGCGAGCGTCTTTTGCGTTATAGACATAGAAAATCCGTGACTTAGTGTTGACTAAACAAAACAGACCGAAGTGTGTTTAAGAGTAAAGTATTCACCAAGTCACGGATTCGTGTCTCGGGTTATGTAGATTCAGATCAGAAGATCAAGAATCAGTTATGATTGTAACTATTTAGCCTTTCTTCCAAGCTTCACCTTCTGCTTTTCTTCTACGTGCTAGTCCTGCTTCTACATTAGAACCAGGATTACGATATAGGAATAAAGCATCGGGCACAAGATCCCATTCTTTATTCTTCAGGCGTTTAGTAATAGTATTAAAGTTATCGCCACCGTAGAAACCAGCACCGAGATTATAAGCAAAGCTGAGCAGAGCGCCTCTTTTT